TCTTCTTTGTCTGTATACTCGTCTTCATACTTACCGGGTTCATAATACTTAACAAAGTCATATACATTTTGCACATAAATTTCTGCCTTAGAAATCATATCCTTTGTCCAATCTTGGAACTCTACATCTAAAGACATAGTTTTTAGTTTCATAACTATTTCCATAAGCTGATCGTGCATCTTTTGTATTTGCTCAATAGCCATTTCACTACCATCTCCAGACTGTGCCTTCTTCCAAGATTTGGGGTCTGGACGATCTGGATCTCCCGGTTTTGCTGGCTTATACTTTTTACCTTCTCGCTCTTTCTTCTTGCGGATGTTTTCCCATAATCCGGGTCTTTCTGCCGCTATATCATATTCTTCTGTTGCTTCGCCAAAGTCTTCATATTCAGCCTGAGATGGAATATATGCATTGTCTTCGTTTAATTCTTCTTCGTATCCAAATGTTTCCATCTGCATTCTGAAATCGGCTTCTTCTACGCAATCACATTCTGCTGTAGCTTGACTTATACAAATTGCCACTCTTTGCTGCTCGTCAGGATATTCTGTTTTCATGGTTTCATTACCCATACATCTTGATACAAACTTATCCTTATCTTCATTCTCGTTGCGTTTAGGAAGTGGCATTTTGTTCTCCTAGTATTAAGTTAGTGGCATCGTTCAGTATATTGTCTAATCTCTCTTTAGGTATTCTGTTCCTAAAATAGTTATAAATGCTATATATCATTATATCATTTGGATTTTTAGTTATTTCAAGCCATCCTACAAAATAATTCCAAATTCTGTCTTCTAATATTAATGGATATTTTACCCCGTTTGGTCGTCCAAATCTATGATTCCATTTTAAGTATGGCAAACATATATTCTTCCCGCCATTTCTCTTAAATTTCTCAGCTATATAACCTTCTTCTGCTCCGAATCCCTTAAAGTGTTTGTTTATACCAACCCAGTTAGATCTTTCAAATGATAGTAATCCCATACCTTGCATTGGTATTTCAAAAGGCAATCCTTCATCGTATTTCTCTTTGTTGGTAGCCCATATTCCAAACATATCGCCACGCCAAGTAGGATCAAAATGTGTTGATATATTCTTTAAATCATCATACCATAATGGGCCTTGTATTAAGTTTTTACAATTTGGATTTTCTTGAAAGTATTTTAGTAAATTATCTATCCCATTTTTTTCTATCAATACGTGACAATCTATAATTAGAACGTATTTTCCGCTTGCATAATCTACTATCTTGTATTTATTAAATGAACTATTTTGTTCATTATTAACAATATATTTACCGCGCACTTGATTTTCTACAAAAGACTTACAAGCTTTACCGTGTTCACTATTGGAGTTGTTGTCTAATACTACAAATTCTACTTTATCTGTATTGCAGATGTCGTGAAACATACGTAAAGACTGTATGGAGAAAAAGACTCCATCATAATCATCATACGTTGCCATTCCTATAGTTAGTAATTTGTCCATAATCAACCCGGAGCAGAATAAAATCCGATGTTAAATCCTTCCCTTGTGCATTCCTTTATAGTATGATCCATACCGTGCTTTTTAAGGTTATTCTCTATATATATACACATATTCTGATCGGTTCCCGGCCAGTTGTGCTTACAATAGTGGCATAACTTAGTGCATTTCCAATTGTCTCTGTTTTGTGAAATTGGTTGTGGGCTGTTATTGCCTTTAATATCTAGAAATCGCTCTTTTAGCATATTTTTAAACTTATTTTGATCATTTTCGTCAAAACACATAGAAAATGGTCCACCGTCCTTTATGAAGAATATGCTCATTATTGCCTGTTTGTAGTCTGGAAATAGTTTAGATATTGCATAATTATATAGCAACAATTGAGGATCTACACAAAGCTTATCATATGTTTTCTCTTCTCCAGTAGCCCAATCTAATCTTCTGCCAGTTTTCCAATCAATTACCTCTATAATACCTTCATCTGTTTCGGTTACTAAATCAATTGTACCTTTGATTGCTAACTGCCCCTTCACAATCTGACCATCAATTTCATACTCATAAAAAGCCCAATCTTCGTCAATAGGTATATCAAAGTGTGGTTCTGCGGCTACTATTTTTCTATACCTAGGATCAAATTGACCATCATTGTATTTCACTGTGTCCCAAACTAATTTTAGGCATAAGTCTTTATCGGACTTGGTAAAACTATGTTTGGATGATTTTGTGTAGAATTCAAAACTTTTGGATAATAAATTATCTACTATGGTATTAGTAAATAACTCATTTTTCTTAATAGAAACATTTTTTAGTGCGTCATCTTCTATTGTTATGTTTAGCTTTCTTGGGTTATCTTGATGAAACTTTTTAAGACTCGCCAAAACTTCCATAACTTTATGTACTATAGTTCCTAATTCTGCTTTTTTCCCGCTATCTGGCTGATGACCTAACACATATGTAATAAAATACTGCATTTGGCAATATGCATAATTATTATAACTAGACGATCTGATGTATGTAACTAGCATTATAGACTCCAGAGAAAACTTAATTTGTCGAGTATATCGCACATATTTTTGATAGTAGTATCTTTATTATCAACTACATAATCAAAATTCTTCCAATCAAATTTACTTGGATCTAATGCCGACTCTGATTCAGTATCACTTCCAAATATGTCTCTGGTCAATCTTATGACAATTCCTCCAGAGTCTTTAATTTTTTGTACCTCATTAGGAAATCTAACGTCAGGAACAATAGATATTTGTGAACCTTCTAGTAAAATTTTAGATATAGTAGAGTCTACCCAAGCGTCATTATAAATACGTCTTATAATTTTAGTGCCAAAATGTTCCATAAACTCTCTGTATGTCATATATCCAGACTTGTTTGGATTACACGGAACATCTTCCCACTTTATGTGAGTAATTTCATTCTTCTGATCATCTGATCCATATATATTAGTTGGATTTAAATTAAAAAGATTAACGCACATTTCTTTTAGGTAGTCTGCAAAATGATAAATTTTAATATAGGGCCATAATTCTCTTTCAGCATAGTCAACAAATACACTGTCTTTTCTAATTAAGTCAAGTATGCCATATCCACTTGTGCCGGTGATGTCTTGGGTATTGACGGCTAATCTACCGTCATTATCAATATAGAACTCATTTATCATGCCCTTACTTTTAAGTACTTGACCGTTTATATAATTAGCAACAGTATTTTTTCCGGCTTGCTTCCTGCCAGAAATACCAATAATTTTTGTCATTTAACAAGCCCCTTAATTTGTGGAAATATTGTTTCTCGTATGTTATCAACACTCATATCGCCAACATCTTTAGTAGGAATTTTTGGGAATGATAACTTATACATTCTGCTTAATTGTCTTTGTATTTGCACTTTAGATTCTCTACCGGCTTGATCATTGTCTAATAGTACAATAACCTGCGTAATAGATAGTTTATGTAATTTATGTTCTTGCTCTTTGCTTAAAGTTCTGCCAAACAAACTCACCGCTTGATATATTCCAGCCTCATACAGTCTCCATACATCGCTTTGACCTTCAACTAAGATCACAGATGAAGTTTTGTTGATATGTTCTAAGGCTCTATGATAATTGTAAAAGAAAAATCTTTTATCAAACCCCTTTGGCGTAATAAGAAATTTTGGTGTTTTGTATTCCTTTATTGCTCTGGCTATACATGCTATTACTTTTGTACCATCATCATTATGTATAGGTATAATAGATCTGTCAAATAATTTAGAAGTTCTTTCGTGGCAATCTCCAACCTCAAAATAATTTAATGTTGATTCTTTAAATCCTCGACCTAAAAAGTATTTTGATGGCAAATCACTACAATAATCTAATTTTATTTCTTCGCATTCTTTTTGTGTTATAACATCAGACTTAATAGCATTGACGAGTTTATGAAAATCGCTCTCATCTGGCAATGTTGATTCAGACTTGACTTTACTAGAAACCCCTAGAAATTGGCATGACCACTTTAGTGCTTCTGAAAAACCAACATCTTTTCCTGTTTCTCTTGATAAAGAACCGCGTATAATACCAAAGATATCATTTCTATATTCTTGTTGACAATCTCTTGTCCAACATTTCCATATTCCTTTATCTTTAGAAAATGAGAATGCTCTTGGGTTGTCGCTACCTTCGTGTACTGGGCAATTACAATATATATTATCCCCTAGTACCTCATATTTCATACCAAGCTTAGAAAAAACTTCTTCAGATTTTTCATTTAACTTGCTTTTAATCTTGTGTAAGTCCATTAATCTTTATTTTATCTAGTGCTTCTTGACCAACTAATCCCGTATCGCCAATAGGTTGATTTTTAAATTCATTTCTAGTCTTTAGTTCTCGCAGTTTAGCGTGTGAACCCTGCATAACCATGTTAATATAGTCCCCATCATCTAAACCGGCACCGTGTCGTGATACAATAGGTACTAATTTTCTATTGCCAGCATTTGGCCCATCTTCTGCTAATTCTTCTGGTGATTTACTTTTGAAAATTGTAAACGATGTACATAACCATATTAATCTGTCAGATCCAGAAACAGCATCTGTACTTTCTTTAGTTATACCATCTCTGTTCAACTGTACAAACGATAGGCATGGAATGTCTAGCTTCACGCACAAATTGTGTAATGATGTAATCTGAAAACCTAGGGCTTGATATTCCTGTATATTATTAGTAATTGAACTAGATGACATTAATTTAAGATAATCATATATTATTAAGCAATTATTGGTTTTACCATTTTCGTCAGTCTTAACATCCTGCATAACCCATCTTTTGATTAGGTTAAGTATTTGATCAAATGGTTTACCGGCGACACTTACATAACTATATGGAATTGACTCTATTAACTTCATGGCTTCTAAAACTTTGTCTCTTTTATCGTCGTCGGCGGCAAATTTACCGGTGGCTATTTCATTGATAGGTACGCCGCTAATATTTGCCAGTAAACGATTGAGATGGTCTTCTTTGCTCATCTCAGTGTCGAGCATCAAAACTGGAAT